AGTACCAGTTGATGGATACTACTGCTACGCAAAAGATTATCACTGCGCATCGTGTTACTACGCCACTGTTGTTTGGTATTCGCGAAACATCGGGCTTTGGTAGCAACAAAGATGAAATGGCTACGGGCTTAGAGATATTCAACAAGCAAGTGATTGAGCCATATCAGGAAAAAATTAATACCAGCATCGAAGAATTGTTGAGCAATCAGTTGCCAGGTGTAAACTTTGAAATTGTGCCGAACACACCACTTGCAGTTGAGCAGGCGGAAGCAGTTGTGGATGCAACAGGTGGAAGTAAGGATGTAGCTGCGACTGCCTTTGATAGTGCACAAATCAAATCACTCATGGATATAGTAATGCAAAGCGTTGCAGGTGCTATTCCTATGACCAGCGCAAAGGCAATCGTACAGACAGCCTTCCCAACATTACCATCTGCTACTATCGATGCAATCTTCGCGGATGTAATGCCGGGTAGTTTGCAACCTACGGAAGTGATACAATCCGCTTTCGAAAAAAAAAAAGTAGATGACAGCACAGCAGGTGATGCGCTTATCGCATTAGGCGAAGATGCAAGTGAGGATTGGATATTGATAGACAGCTACAACGCAGATGAAGAAATTGAACATGAGTTTGCGGTTCGTACGGGTGCTGCTAGACCAGCTGCTAAGAGTGAGCAAGATGCTATTATCGATGGCAAGTACTTTATTACTCGTTACGTTTACGCAGGTAGCTTTAGCCATCCTGATATGCGCCCATTCTGTAAGAAAATGATAGAAGCAGGCAAGCTATATCGCAAAGAAGATATAGTTTCGATGGAGAATGTAGCAGTGAATCCAGGATGGGGACCTAATGGTATAGATACCTATGACATTTGGTTTTACAAAGGCGGTGGTAACTGCAAACACTTTTGGGAAAAACGTGTGTATGTAGATGCAAGCGGTGCAAAGATTAACCCGAATGATCCTGATGCATCACGAATAGCAGTGAGCATGGCTGAACGCATGGGCTATAAAGTGCGCAACAATTCTTTAGTTGCAAAGCTTCCTGAAGATATGCCATACAACGGCTTCCTACCAACCAATCCTATTTACGGCAATCAATAATTACAACTATGGCTGAAGTATTACTAATATCAGAAAACTACGTGAAGAAATACACTACCATTAACGGCAGTGTAGATCCAAATCTATTGTATCCATCCATCTATTTAGCACAGGATAAATGGCTGCTTCCCTTTTTGGGAACTGACCTGCTGAATAAGATAAAAGCGGATGTTGCTGCAAATACCATTAGCGGTAACTACGAGATACTCTTAGAAGATTACATCCAAAAGATGCTGCTTTGGTGGGTTATGGTGGATGTAACGCCTAATCTTTGCTATCGCATGGACAATGGCACGCTAGTCCAGCGTCAAAGTGAAGATACTGTGCCTGTATCGGATGTGGTTATGAAGGATATGATTGACCGGGCACGTCAAAATGCAGAGCACTACACTACTTTACTAGTCGATTACTTGTGTGCTAATAGCAGTTTGTTCCCTGAATATAGTACAGCTACATGGCCTGACCGTTCACCACGTACAGACGTTACTAATACACTGAATTATCAGTTCAGCACAGGCAATACTGCTACAAGCTTTCGCCCTACTTACTCACGTAATATCATTAACCGTATACCATGAGTGATAAAAAAACACTGAAGCAAGAATACACTGAACGTTTACGCAAGTATGAGCGTGAGCTTTCGCTAAAACTACGCGCCAATACATCGAAGGAAACCGATAAAATTAAAAAGTAATGCAGAATCTACAGACTGCCTTGCGATTGCTCAACTTGCCTACTGAATTAGGGGCAATCAATGGGCAGATAAACAAGCGCACCACAAAAACGCTGGTGGAAAATTGCCTAATGGATTATACCAAGATGGTAAAAAATAACACTACAGGCAAGTTTGAACCAACTATTACTTACAGTTATGTGATTGAATCAGCGGAATCACTATTTGGGGCATATCCATTAAACCTTGCTGCTGCACATGTGCATTCATCAGGAATGGATATAGTCAAAATGGATAGCACTGGGTTTATCTTCTACCGACCATTTCAAGAAATCGTAATAAACGAAACACAAAACAGCTGGGTTGGATGGACTGAAGTTAGTATTGTGCCAACTGCTACCGGGTACGACTATAACTTTTACTATGAGCAAGGTTTTAACAGCTACTTCGGGGTGTACTATCCACACGATGAAAATATCACATGGCGATCACTACTTCGCAAGACTTATATAAAGACCACAAGTACACCCAATCCCACCCGATTCTCTAAGTCCTACCCTAAGTATACTATTGCAGATCTTAAGAAAAAGACAGGTTTTACAGACCGTCAATTAGCAGAAGCATTTGGTACTACATGGCATGTTGAATTTAAGAGCCATGATACACATTGCCTAAACATAGCAAGTGATATAGTAGTTATTGGTGATGAGATTGTAAAAGGTGAAGCTTATATCAATGGCATGCTTAGTCGCAATATCATGTACACAACATTGATTAGTTCCTATGGCAAGCTATTACCAGACTTTGTGTGCAGATGGAAGCTATACAATGACCAGTTTACTAAGACTGGCACAAATGTTTTTGGAACGGCTTGGGATAAAACAATGCCATCGAATGCAGACACTAGCTTAAACCTGCAACGTGGTACATCAGTAGCTTACGATTCGTTGACTAATACGCTAACATATCCACCTAATAGCAGACTAGTATTCGACTATGAATTTCTACCAGCGCAGGGTAAAAATGAAACCAATGGATCACAGTTGTATTTAGACACAATGACTAAAGAACCATTTATATGAATACACTAATTAAATTTATTAAGTATCATTTGCAGTTGTTAGATGGATTGTGGTCTATTCCGGCTGCGTTTTTATTCTTTGCTATCGTAGGTTCACTCAGCGCAGAATACTTTGGCGATGCATTGATATCTACCGAATACGTGCAATACATCGTGCTGGCTTCACTTGTTATGGTGTTTGCAAACTTTGTTACCTTCTTAGGTATTCGCTTCAATTTTCGGGCATTACAACGTGCCGTTTACAATCGTGAAATAAAGAATGAAATAAATAATTTAAACACATGGCAAAAGGTTGTATTATATCTTGTGTTGTATGCTTTCTTTTTTGCTTCGTTCCTGTTTACACTTCGCATGCTGATGATGGCTACTGCGTAAGAACTACGGCTGCAGCTTTTGTTGGCGTAAAGGAAAAGGGTGGAAACAATCAGGGGTTTAATGATAGAGCATTGCAGGTACTTATGCGACAGGAAGGGTGGTTGCCAGGCTATGCATGGTGCTCATTCTTTGTCATGGCTATGCTTAACGAGTGTGGCGTGCCTAATGCAATCACAGGCTGGTCACCTACTGCGTACAACCAGCGCGATGTGATTTTTACCGATGGCAAATTCAAACAATCGTACAACGATAAGGATGTGCTGGTAATGACGTTAAGTTATTCCGAATTCAAGCGCAAAAGATTCAAGGGGATAGGGCACACTGGCATCGTGGATAGGATAGGTAAGCATTCAGTGCGCACCATCGAAGGCAATACCAATGACCAGGGCATGCGCGATTCACGTTCACGCGATGGAGTGTATTACAAGATTCGCCCACTAACTAAAAATCTACACATTACGCGATGGGGAAAAACACAAAGCTAGCAATCGGACTGGCTTGTGCAATACTTGCACTAGCCACTATATTCAGCGTGCGTACGTGCAATAAGCCCGTAACAAATCCAGCTATAAAAAGGTTACAGGATGTGAATGATTCGCTGTACAAAATCATTGAAGCTAATAACGCTAAAACGGATAGTCTATTTCTAAAGATAGACAGTCTGCAAGTGCATCAGGATACCATCGTTCAACGCCAAGAAATCACTAATGAAATTTATCGCAATGAAACCTATAACATTCTTTCTGCTTCTCCTACTAATGCCACTAATCAGTTCCGCACAACACTCAAAAAATCGGACAGCCTACTTAAAGCAGGATTTTACACCCGAACTTACAACCTACGATCAACAACTTTTCAATCTCAACTTCAATAGCATGTTGTATTGGTATCAAACTGCGCAAGAAATAGACAGTTTATACCAAATGGAGCGTTTAAAGGTT